TGCAAGATGTCCTCTGGACTATCAATTGTTGCTAACACTTCATCGTCGTTTAGCAGACGCATTTCCCCACCATCTATTTTGATTCGGCTACCTGCATATCTTGCAAACATAACCCAATCTTTTTCTTTGCACCATGGACCATCAGGATATCTTTCTTTATCCTTATAACATTGTGGGCCCATAGCTAAAACCAAACCAACTTGAGATGCAACTTGTTGTCTCTCTAAAGTTGTTTCAGCTAATACTAATCCACCTTTAGTTTTCTCTTTCATTTTAAAAGGTAAAACTATCATCCTCCACCCAGTAGGTTTTGGTAATTTAGGTTCTTTCTCTTCTTTTTTCTCTGATTTTTTTACACCAATAATTTTATTGTTTGGTGTTAATATCGATGACTGTTCCTTCATTATGCTCCTTATCGTTTAGCAGGTTAGAGATTTCCTGTTTAGTTGCCTCGTAGGCGTTTATTTGTCCTATCATATACTTGTAATTTTCCATACTGTCAACCCCACCAGATGTTACTGATATTGACAATGCTTCTATTCTTGAATCTAGGAATCTTAAAGTTTTATTTATTACTGTTTCTAATTGCATTAAACACCAACTTTCTTCATAGCTTTTTTATGACTTTTTGAAAATGACATTCCTTTTTTCATGTCTTTTTTCATACTAGCCATATGCTTTGAAGAATGATGTTTGCTGTGTTTTTTAAGTGTTGTCTTTTGTCTTTCAGTTAACATTTCCATCTCCTTCTTGCCTGACGGATTCGTGAGTTTGGATCGTTACGTGTTTTTGCTGATGACCTTTTTAATTGTCCTAGTGATCTAGCGCAGTATGACTTCCTACGATTAGCAGCTTTTGATCCTGGCTTCACTTTTCCAGTCACGGCTGTTTTTAATTTACTTCCAGGGTTTGCTGCCCTGTAAGCTCTTACACCTTTAGCTGTCATTCCAGCTCCAGATTTTGTTTTTCTATAATTAGCCCCTTTGCCTGTAGTAGTTTTTCTAATAGGGTTTTCTTTTTTTCTCATTATATTTTTTGCATTTCAGGGTTAGTAGATAATATATTTTTTTCTGCTCTAGGTCTAGCATTAGAATCTTTGCTTCTTTTTCTAAGTTGAGCAATGGCAGATTCTTTTAATGCTTTTTCTTTTTTTAATCTTTGTAAATCTTTTTCTAAATTCATTATGCAAATGTTTTTACGTTAG